CCCATGTGAAGTCGTTTTCAACGAGGTATTACCTACCCCGAAGACTTCTGACGGAGCGTGGCGGATCATGTCCCGACTGTGTCGGCACACGGGCCTCCGCGCCTGTGCATTGCTTGCACAGCAAATCCTTAGCGCAGGCCAACGAAAGTTGGACTGCGTTCCGTAGCGCAATTACGCTCGCCTGCCCGCACCTCGAGAGGGGCCTCCGGTATTCCGGGGACCCTCACGAGAGGCGGGCGGCAACGTCCTTGCGAAGATTCCTGAGGTCCCTGAGGCGGATTTTCCACTTTCAGGGGCCCCTTCGTGTCCACGCCCGACTCAAGGAAGTGGCCCACCTGTATCGAGAGGTGGCCCTTGGGGTCCGGGACGGGTCGAGAGCGCTCCCCTTTGGAGGGTCGCTCCGCCGCGTTCTCTCGGACCCCTATAGGGCCTTCCTCCTGTCGCAGATGGGCCGGGCCTTGGCCCCCGGGGTGGGGGTCGAGGGGCTCGCGCTTGCGAAACACCGGGACGTCCTCGTTGGGGCGCCGCCCGTCGTGCCGCCGGAGATGTTGAAGAACATCACCGACTTCACGCGGGCGGTCGCCGCAAGGACGGGCGCCTATGGCCGTTCGTGCGCGCGCCCCCAGACTTCCGCCTCGTTCCGGCGAAGCCGTGCGGAGGGTGGTGCGATGCTCGACCTGCGGGCCGAGCACCCCATCTCCCGCATGGCCCTCCGGGACGCGAAGGGCCAGCGGACGTCCGAGGCCTGGAGGGGGATGCCGACCTTGACCGCCAACATGGTTTGGCGTGAAGCGGGCCTGTGCCCGCTGGTCAAGGACGGCGCCCTCCCACGGGTCCGGGCCGTCGCTGTCCCCGAGAGGGGGTTCAAGGTCCGCGTGGTGACAGCTGGGGAGCCGTCTGAGCAGGTCCGAGGTCACGTCCTTCGGGACGTGTTCTGGACTCTGCTCGACGCGCTCCCGGTTTGCCACCGCGGCGAGGCAGACGAGAACCGCCGGGCCCAGGGAGTCGTCGACTCCCTGGCTTCCGGCCAGGTTCTCGTCTCCACCGATTTGACTGCCGCCACGGACTACGCCACCTTTTCGGTAGCGGAGGCCGTTTGGCGGGGTGTCATCTCGGGCCTCGTCGAGCGTCGCGACCTTGAGGCCTCGGAGGCCTCTTGCGCCCTGGACGAGATCCTCGTCCACCTTGGCGCGCACCGGTGCACCTGGCCGACCGGCTCGATGGAGACGCGCAGGGGCTGGCTGATGGGTCACCCACTTACGTGGTTGACCCTCAACCTAGCCCACTGCGCTCTCCTCGATCAGGTCGGCCTCTTGCGCCGGAGCGTCGTTAAGGGGGACGACGCCCTCGTCCGGTGCACCAGAGTGGAGGCCGGGGAGTACATGCTCGCGCTAGAACTGGCGGGCTTCAAGGTCAACAAGGCCAAAACCTTCTTGTCCACGAGGTCCGGTACGTTCTGCGAGAAGATGTTCACCTCCCGCCGCCCCTTCCGCCCGCAGGTGCCAGTGAAAAGGGTCGTTCCGGTTACTCCGGAACGCCTCGGTTCGCTGGCCCTTGAGTTGGAGGCCCTGCCGAAGAAATTACGGCAGGGCTACGTCCGGCTCGCGTGGCGGAGTGCCTCCGAGAGCGGGCTGATTGAGGATTGTCGCCGACGGGGAATTCCGTTGTCGTTGCCTCGCGAGTGCGGGGGCCTTGGGCTCCCACACCGTCGGGGCTTCGCGCGGTCCCTGTCGACGGCGCGTCGTTGGGTGACGCACTTGGTAACCTCCCTTGGGGCCCATGATGTGCTTCCCCTCTGGGTCGCCCGCCGTGAGGCGGATGCCCAGAGGTCGTGCATCTCGGGCCTCCGGGAGTTGACCAGGGTGCGGCACTCCAAGGGCCAGCTGGGAGCCGCGGTGCCCGTCACTGAGGGTGTCCTCAACCGGTTTGTCGGTATCCGATCTTTCGGGATCGGGCTTACCGCCAAGCCACGCGAGGCCTCCTTCACTCTCGGGTCCGTGGCCGCCCAGTGGTCCAAAGCGCGTCGGGCCTTGGCGCATGCCAAGGTCCCCAACCTCATCAACCCTGGGAAGTGGTCACGAGCTCGCCTGCGCGGGGTTCTCACCTCGTACAGGCTTGCAGGAATCTATTCTACGGACTGGGTCACGACAATGACCCAGCAGGGACTCACCCTTAACACTGTTAAGGGGGCGTGGGGATCCTAGCGGATCCCCACCCTCAGCCGA